TGATACTTTTCTAAAATCGTTAGCAACGGTTACGTCTCCAGAGTTTGCTGATTCAGTTCCTTCTAAACTTGTATTTAACATTACAAAGAAACCACCTAATTCTTGAACTGCATTAAATCCGTGACCACCTTTTGGTTCAATTATACAATCCAATTCTGTACTAATTAGTGAACCACCACCAGCAGAATTTATATCTGCAAGTCTAATATATCCATATGTATATCCTGATCCTATGTTGGTAACGGTTACAGCTGAAACTGCACCTGAAGCAATTGTTACCGATACTGTACCACTTGAACCATCTCCTCTTATAGGAATACCTGTATGTGTACCATCTGTACCAGCAGAACCTGCTGTTTTAATTTTTACTACGTTAATACCACCATCAACAGCAGCCGAACTTACAGTTGAGTTTGTTGAAACTGCCATAAAATCTACAGATAAGAAATCTGCTTGTTGTGAAGCAGATAAAGTGTACATATATTTCCACTTGTATCCGTCAGCAGTTGATAAAATTGTTGTTGATGTTCCTGTAGGTTCTACAGTTGAAGTTGATCCATTATTATTATCTAAACACTTATATACGTTTCTAGCAGAAGATAAAACATAAAAAGTTGCGTCATATAAAGTACCTGCACCACTATTTGAAGTTTGCGCTGTTGTTGTACCTGTTATATAATCTCCATAATCGTGTCTGTAATAATCATAGACTGTGCCAGTTGTCCAGTTTCTTCTTGGAATTACAAAAGAAACGTTAGAAGCTGCTACTTTTTTACAAGCCAACATATCGTCAAATGTGTAATTTTGTGTATTTTCGTTGTCTGATGGTGTAATTGGTAAAGCGTCTGTACCTTCGTTATTTGTTCTTCCGTCTGCTCTTGTAGCAGTAGCAAAACCTTGAGGTCTTCCTATACCTAGATAAAAAGTATTTCCTGAAGCTTCAGAAAAAGCTTCTTGGAATTGCTCCGAGTTGTGTATTCTAAATCTATTCGTTATAATTGCTGGCATTTATTATCCTCTTTCATATATTTATACTAAAAATCTTATGTATCTCCCAATCTTTTAAATTTAAATCCTGTTCTCATAAAACCTGAATCACCTGCTAATGATGTTGCGGTTCCACCTTGTGTAAACTTGACTTTTACTTGTGATGTATCGGTTACATCAATTTGTGCCATCAATGATATATTTGCGTATTCATCATTATCAGTTTCTTCTTGCGATTGAGCAACCGTTGAATATGTTGAATTATTAGTAGTTGCTTTAATTTCACCTCTTCCATAACCATCAGAACCACTAAAGTTGTATACTGCTTCTACTTCCCAAATACCAGTAGATGGAAAAGTAAATACTCCAGATGATTCAGTCATAGCGTCACCTAATCTTCCATATCCTGTTAAAGAACTTTCTGAAAGGTTAGCAGTTATATCTGCAAAACTAGAGTCTCCAGTTAATGATAAATTGGATGTTAATAACCAAATTGATGAGGCTTCTAAACCTTGTCCTTTTTTATTAACAACTACCGTACCTGCCATAGCACTATGAGCAGTACATACATAATAAACTGTATCTTGGTCGTGTGGAACTTCCCAGAATAAAGTACCCGAAGTTTTTCCTTGAGCATTTAATCCAGTTGTAACCGTTCCATTATCTACGTGTACTAAACCAGTTGAAATTCTATTTGCTGAATTATAAGCACCACTTGAAGTTTGTAAAGCAAATGGATGTGATCCAGATAAACCACTTAAATCAAAAGCAATAGTTTGACCTTGTCTTGTATAAATTGCTGGGTTGTTAGTATTTCCATAATGAGAAGTAAATCTATATGCACTTGAACCACTAGCGGTTACTGCTAATCTTGCTGTTGCGTCTTCGTATCTAGCAGGTGCCCCACCAACTGAACCTGCCTCAAATCTTGTATTAGAAGAACTCCAAACAAGTCCTTGTCCATCTGCAATTCCTGTTGTATTTACATTAGATAAATTTTCTACAGCTGAGTTTTCTGATAACAATTCAATCCAACCAGAACCAGAAGCCATATAAAGTTTTGTTGTTGCCTCATCAATTGCAGGAGAACCTGGATAAGTTGAAGCTGTTGGAAAACTAGCAAAGTTTGCGTGATTAAATCCAATAGCACTTGCATTACCAGAACATTGTAGTGTTGCATTACCTGTAATTGATAATCCGTTTACAGTTGTTGCGCTAGATCCTAAAGCAACTGCTGTATAACCAATGGTAACTGAATCATTTGCTAAATTAGCATTTGTAATTCCAGCACTTCCGCTTAATGAAGCATTTGTAAGTCCTGAAGCAGTTACCGTAACCTCATCGCCACTTACAGTTGTTGTTATTCCAGAACCACCAATTAATTTTAAAACATCTCCACTAGTAATTGTTGAAACTGTTGATGATGTATCTGCAACAGTAAATAGATTAATTCCACTTAAAGTACCACCGTTAATTGTAGGACTTGTAAGTGTTTTATTTGTTAAAGTCTGTACTCCAGTTTTAGTTGCAACATCTCCTGTTGGAGAGTTAATAACTGGACTTGTTAATGTTTTATTTGTTAATGTTTCAGATCCTGCTAATGTAGCAATATCTCCATCTGTTAAAGCAGTATTAAAATTTGCTGTTGTAGTTGTAATTGTGTTATCTGCAAAATTAATAGTCTTGTTAGTAAGTGTTTCAGAACCAGCAGTTGAAGCTAAAATAGCGTCTGAAACTGCTGTATTAAATTCTGCTAATGTTCCTGTAATTGTGTTATCAGTTAAATCAATAGTTTTATTTGAAAGTGCGTTTGTTGATGTAGTGGTTACAATTGTACCATCTACAGCTAAAGTTATTTGATTTCCTGATATTGATGAGTTAATACCAGTACCACCAATAAACTGAATATCTTGTCCTAAATTACGGTCAACGTTAGTTGTACCATCACTAAATCTTATATAACCTGTTAAAGTAGTACCATCACCTACAGCTGTGTAGATTTCATTAAAGTTATCGTTGATTTTTAGACCAGCATTACGTAGGTTATCGCCTGTTCCGTCATTAGCCGCTGATCCTCTATTGATTAATTGTTTTGCCATTTAAATTTCTCTATTTGTTTCTACTATTTATAATGTTTCTATGGTGTTGTATCATCAAAAGTTGGACCTGTTTGAGCAAAGTTAGTAACCGTATTACTAAATTCGTTATTACTATAAGTTAATATTGAAGGAATAGCAAGTTTAGACTTAACATCTTTTCCTTCAGGATGGGAAGATAATAAAAAAGCACCAGCTCTTCCATCTAAAGCAGACCTTGTTCCAAATACTTTTAATGCGTGTAATTGTTGAAACGTATGTCCAGTACCTGCAATTGATGTATTGAATATTGTATTAGCATATTTGTTAAGTGTTGTCCAACGTGGTCCTGCGTATGCGTATCCTTGTCTAAATTGAACTCCATCTATCGTTGTTCTTTTTCTACTTACATAATCAATATGTAATCCAGGTCTTGTTAAAGTTAAATCTCTTTGATTAGCTGCAAAGTGTTCAATATTATCTTCTGGCATATATATTGTTCCACCTTCGTGTGCTTTAGGTCTTAAAGATGTTCCATCATCTACAGTTCCTAATCTTCTACCAAATATTGTAGAGAATAAAGTATTTAATATTTGGAATAAAGGTATCTCAACTGATCCAGAAACTGAACCAACCATTGGTAAAGCTGCTCTAACATCAATTCTATTTGCAATATCAACTTGACCTGTAAAATAAAACCCTGCTGTATGCATTGTCTTTTTAAATGAATCTCTCCATACTGCAATAGAACGAGCAACTTTTAATACATAAGAAAAATCTTGATAGTATTTACTATCTTGTACTCTCATTGTAGTTTCAGATAACTTACCATCTTCATTAATAAATCTTCCATCTGTATCTGAAACTGCAACTACATTAACTGTAGCTGTTGCAACATCATTTTTTGCAATAGTTCCTGAACCACCTGAATCTGCTGATATAACTTCACCTACTGGAAACGAACCTGTTATATTTTTTATTCTTAAAATCTTTTTATTTGAATCCCAAGAAACAATTGTTCCTTGTCCACTTGCTGACGTACAAGAACTTCCTATATTAAATGCTCCTGTAGAACTTTTTAATAATACACTATTGAAAAATTGTAAAGTTGGTGCAGGACTTGTTTGATATGCTTTTCCTAATTCAGAAGTTTTTAATGCAATAATTCTTCCAATGTCATCACCCCAAGGTCTTAATGTTCCACTATTACCTGTTGAAGTATCTATAGTTACCGTAGGTAAAGAACTATAACCAGAACCTTTATTTGAAATATATATTTTGTCAATTGTTCCATTACCTGTTCCTCTTTCTTGCATTATGGCACTTCCTGAATAAGAGTCCATAGAGTTTGTACCATCTTCTAAAATAATTTGGTCAGCATTTGTTGCTGTTTCACCTGCAATACTTCCATTAATATTGCTTATGAAACCAGCTGCATAATTACCATTTGTTCCTGTATTATCAAATATTAATTTATCACCTATTGAATAATTTGTTCCTTCATTATCAACAACTATATCTGTAATATTTCCATTACCAACTTCATCAACGGTAAATATAGCACCAGTACCACCTGCATTTACTTTAATAGTATCAGAAGTTAAATTTAATGCACCATCATTTGTAATTGTTTTAGTACCAGGTATACCTGTTATAGTTGCTTTAATAAAATAATCGTCTTCATCTGAACCAGTACCTTGTATTTGTTCTCCTATTTGAAAATTTCCTTCCATACTATCTGAATTCAAAACTAATTCAGAAACAGTATCAGCACCTATTTGAAAACTAGCAAGACTTTCAACAAGAGCAACAGCATTACTAGTTGCACCAGTTATTTTTCTTCCAACCAAATCTGCAATTGTTCCAACATCTAAAATACATCTTAAAACTTTTAATGTATCATATTTACCATCCG